CGATATAACAATATCCCGATTTACCCGAACCTTTGCTTTGTTGTGTCTTACTACCAGCATCATCTGCTTGGGGTGTGGACGATTCCTTTGACGTGCGTGTTTTTGCATCAGTTAACGCTTTCATGGTTGTAGTGCGGTTAGGGTCGGTTTTATCATTTTTTTTGTTTTTATTGTTTTGTTTTTTCCCAGTGAGACCGCTTTCCAATGTGTTCACACCAGAGTCAATCACCTTAGCCGTTGTATCAACAACTTCTTTAGTACCTTTAGCGCTCATCTTGACCGTTTGTTTTGTTGTTTCGCCAACTGTATATCCAAACAATGCTGCTATTGGTTTTAAAAGGTCGGTAATGCCTGTTGTAGCATTTCCTAAAGCGCTAAATATATTAAACCCTAGAAAGGCTAAAATAATAATAACGACGCCCCATTTGATTAGGCTTATATTCTTAAAAAATCCTAAAAAGCCCGACAATTTTGAACGATGATTTTGTGAATCAAGAACCTCTTGCACGTTCGGACCAGGTTCAAGTGATGTTTCGTTGGGTTCAGAAATATTTAAACTAACTCTCGGTTCTGGGGATGGCAAGGTTGTGTTAATTGCTAAAACAGATGGTTCAGAATCTGGGCTTGTTATTGTTCCATTCATATATTATAATAATTTAGAATAATATTAATTATTAACGAATAATATTTTTTATTTTAATAATATATCCAAGGAATGAAATCTGCATGTTCAAAAAAACGGACCTGTAATAAAACTAAAAAACACAAAGGGAATAAAAAAATATTTAATATCAGTTCGACCACCCCACTAGATAATAAACAATACTCTATGGAAGTGTTAAATAATATAAAAAGCAACAAAAAGGAGAATTCCACAACAAGAAAAACACCCCTCACACGTTCCTTCTCTCCTCAGGTTAACCGCAATTTAATTACGATGACAAACCAAATTGCCACCGCTGCACCTATTGCTGAGTGTATGAATAAAAAAACATATGGTGCTAATGTTGTAAGACGAAACTTCTTTTCTGAAGGAAAAACACACAAGCTTAATAAGGGGTATTTGGTAAATATAGGATCCACATTGGCACCTAAATGCGTAAAATTTAATACAAAAAGGGCAAAAAAAGTTTTGTTAGACAATTTTTCTAAATCTAAACATATTAATTGTGAGCATATTATTGCACCAAAACAATATGATTCAAATTGTTGGTTTAATACAATGTTTGTGGCTTTTTTTATTAGCGATAAAGGACGCAAATTTTTTCGTTTTTTTAGACAGCTTATGATAGAGGGAAAAACGCTAAACGGGAAAAAGTTTAATCCATTATTGCAAAGAGCTTTTTTTTTATTTAATTTATCAATAGAAGCATGTTATAATTTAGGAAACAAACCTTTAACACGAGATATAGCAAAGTCGTTAGACACAAATAATATCATATTTAATATTTGGAATAGCTTACCGGTTTCTGCTAGGAAGACAGCAATAGTAGGCAAGCACAAATCATCCAATCCTCTTAATTTTTATCAAACATTAATTGAATATTTGGGTGCAAAAGAGATAATCTTAAAGCGAATATCTTCACGCGAGATATCACCTTTATTAACAAAGAAAAACGGGTCGTTTGAAAGTAAGCATCTTGAAACCATAATAAATACCAGCCAGAAGCCAAAGGCTCCCGATATTATAGCATTGGTTATTTATGATGCTGACACACTATTAAATAAGCAGTTGGACTATACCATAACGGTTGATAAAGCGAAGATAAAATATGTTTTAGATAGTGCAATAATAAGGGATACGACTGGAAATCACTTTTGTTGCACATTAACCTGTGGTGGGCAGGAAATGGGATTTGATGGCGCAAGTTATAGTAAGATTGCCCCATTTATATGGAAAAACAAAATAAATAAAAATATTAAATGGACGTTTAAGGGGTCGGTTTGGGCAGGCAAGGAAAAGGGTAAATCAATAAAATGGAATTTTAATGACGGATACCAAATTCTTTTTTATTATAGGAATGATTAATAAAAAAACGAAATTTTATTTCTAAGATCTAAGTATGAGAAAATCTATAATTAATAGAACACATAGCATAAAAAATCCCATAAATGAGAATCAATTCTGTTTCCGCACTATTATTATAAATAATAAAAAGTATGAGGTGCGGCGGTTATGTTTGCCGCTAATATCATTAACGTGTTTATTAGGAATTCACGCATTATATAATTTCGTTTATTTACCTTTAGTAATATTTATGATTTCGTTTATATTATTTTGGAATTTTCCTACCATGGTGACATTTACAAATACAAAACCTCTCTATTACGAAGATTTATTTATAGATACGAGTAAAATACATTTACTGGATGTTTCTCCAGCAAAAAAAGTATATTTTGAAAACCTGTTTCATTGGATGTTAATAGTAAGTAATTCGGTATTTATGGCTGCGTTGTCAGACTATTGGTTATATAAAACATTTATGAAAGAATCTTTTATGGAAATAGTGGGCGTTACAGGAGGTATATTGAAAATATTTCAATTAATTAATCATATCACAGGTTCTGCCTTATTACAATTTACACGACAATTAATACAAAAGGAATATACCACCAAACAAATAGAGATGAAAATGTTGACTAATACAACACACACAATAGTAGAGTGTCCGTTGTCGATATTAAAACGCCAACATTCTATACGCAGTAAACACCCGCGGTTCGCTTTACAATCCAGACATTGTTCGGATAATATTTCAATTGAAATAATTGAAATAAATCAAAATTCTGGGAATTCTGTTTATTAGATTTTGAAAAATATAATTTTCTAAAATTATGGGTTATATCCGTCCTCGTTACCAGCAAAGAACCAGCGAGTAGACAAATAGTGGGGTTTGCTCTGGTTCATATTATCAGCCTTCATGTTCATATTCGGTCCTTTATTTACAATCCTTTGGATTTTATTAATGGGAATAGCATAATCAAAATATTTAAGGTCAGACAAATAACCCGAGAAACCACCATTCATTAAAGCGTAAACGTCACCATAATTTTGGAAAAAGACATCCCCAGTTTTGTCATTATCTAGGATATGACGACGCACTATTGAACCATTAATATAAATATCAAAAATGTTGTTTTCTAGTCGCAAAATAATACTAATCCACTTATTAATTGGAATATCTTCCACAATTATTTTATTGCTGGGATTATCAAATGTGCTAATAATTACCATAAGAGCATTTCTATTTGGCATAATATACACACCCGGAGCATTATTTGGACTATTTAAACCAGATGGTTCGGTATCTACATTGATATTATCATTTCCCTTATGGAACACGTGTTTGTATTGATTCTGTTTATATGTAAAGTCATCAATATATATCCATGTTGACCATGTCATTTCCATACCTGAACGTGCATCAACAGACCGCATGATAGGTTTGGAACCTTTTGTCGATGGGTCTTGGGGAAATTGTAACATTTGTTTTGCATCCACCATACCATCAATTAAAACAGGCGAGTCTGATGGACCCAAAATCCACGAAAGCACAGCAGTGCCCAGCCTTAATAATAATACAAAGACAAGTATTATTACAATAATAAAAGCAAATTTTGCTACTAAACTATTTGAGTTTAAGAAATCACGGGCGCCACTAACGTATTTATTTGACTTAAATTCATCCATATCTATATATTTATACAAGAGAAATTTAGATATGGATTTATATTTCAAAGCTGCCCTTTTCAACATTATCATCCAGGAATGCGACCTTAATTCTGTATTTATTGAATAAACTGCCTAAACCACCTCCGCCATATCCTGCCTTGTATATGTTATACGCTTCCTGAGGATTTTTAGCAGTGGTCCAATAGCGAATGTTTGAAGTCCACCCATTAAATCCACCCATCGGTGTAATATGAATTGCTGACGTCGGATTTACTTTTGCTACACCTGGCAGAACACATGTTTTTACCAACTTACCATCAATATATACGTCTAAAGAACGACCATATAAACTAATAATAACATTCACCCATTTTTGCAACGGAATATTCTTAACATTACAATGATTTATAATCGTATTTCCAGTGGAGGAACTGCTTGATTGTTGTCTGTAACACGCAACCGAAACATTTAAATCATTTTCGGATGCTCCTAAAGTGATAGCCGGTGCTGAACCAGCGCGGGTTAAGACTATCTTCTTTTCACCATATTTGTAGTTCCAATCTTGGATGTAAAGCCATACCGAATACGTATAATTATTGCTTGATGTATCTGACGGAAGTGAATTACCGTCGATCTTTTGAGCGACCGTCGCGTCTGTTAAATCGGATAATTTTTGTGCATCGCCACTTAAAATGTGAATCAACCAGATTAAAAGTATTAGAGCAACTATCACAATAATAATTGTTTTTAATAAACCCATGATATAATATACTATTAGAAATAATCTAAAATATTCAAAACTTTTAAGAATCAATATTTTAGAAAAATATAAGACAAAAAGGAGGGGTTTAATAGAATATAAGATTGCGCTTGTCCATTTTATCCCCTTTCTCTAAATCAATTGGTCGTGTTATTTCTGCGATTTATATATTCGGCTTATTTGATTTTTGGACAACACCTTTTTATAATAGATTACATCACGAATGCCACCATGTACCCCTGGGTTAGAACCAGCAATAACGGATTCGTTTGATAAAAAGGGTGCAATGCCACCCCGAGTTCCGACCAATTCTCCATCTATAAAAACATCTAAAGTTCCACTGTCATAATTTATCGCGATGTTTACCCATTTCTGAAATGGGATGTCAACCGTCTCATAGATAATTGTTTTCTTGTCCCTATTTAACTGGACCTCAACCTGTAATGTTTTAATTGAACTGTTATACGAAATTCTAGGTTTGTCGCCGTAGCTTAACAAAGTTGTGTAACGATTATATGCAACGTTCGTATTCGGTGGTTGTGGATTTATCCATATCCAAAATGATAAAGCATAATTATAGCTAAAGGTATCTTCTCCGTCAGTCAAGTCTTCATATGTACCCAATATGTGTTCCGTATTTGTATAAACGGAATCCTTTAATAAATGTGTTCCTTCATGGTTGTTAATAATATTCAGTAACCACGGAATAAAAAATCGCATACCAACTAAAATGAATTCTAATGCCAATATTATCCACGCTATTTTGGGGGTAATCTTGTACTCTTCTTTAATGTATTCCAAAAAATCTAGAAAAAGACATGGAATATAAAAAATTATATTTAATATGAAATCTATTATTTTATTACTTGTAAAAGCTTTTGATTCTCCCACATATGAATTTCTTATATTGTCACCATAACGCATTATAAATAATGCTAAAAATCCTATTATGATAAGAATACTAAATATTACCTTAAAAAGAATAACAAATGCGCCAGAAGTGCTAAAGAGCCAAATCAAAAATATAATTAACAAAATAATACCAAATAATGCGGTAAAAACTAGACCGATAGTCCCCCAAGCCTCCATGTAGTGTTTTAGTTTATCCCAAAATTCCCCTTCGAACTTGCCTGTGCCATGAAAATACATTGATGTAATTATAAAAAAAAATAACAACATGGATGTTAATAAGGTTATCCCGCCATATTTTGATAGTAATTCCCAAGGATTATAGTGATAAAGCAGGAATATTAATATGGTAAATATTGCTAATATAACCATATTGATTGGGTTATTTAAAAAGCCCTTATTTGCTTCACCCCTAGAACTATTTGACATTCTATATACTATTATTTAACATTTTTATAGATATGCTTGGGCGGTTCTTTTTCCGTGACAATTTCTACATAAGGCATCTAAATTGTCCACATGATTGGAGCCTCCTTGGTCTAAGCGTTGTTTATGATCTACTTCAAATGTATGCGACAATTGTTCACCACAATCTTTACATGCCCACCCCTGTTGTGCCGCTACATATTTTTTTTTTGTTTCGCTTACCGAACGCTTGGTGGTGGCACCGCCAACGCCACCACCACCACCAGAACTTAACATCC